TCAGACATTTCGCAGCCTCAGTGTCCACGCAGCAGCTGCGTCACGCACCAGCGAACGCTTTGCGATCTCGGCCTGTGTGGCAGGCGGCTGCTGCGACTGCATCCACGCCTCATAGGAACGCATGGCCACGGCAGCGGATGTGCTTGGATACGCCGGCACTAGGACCGGCCCGACATCGTAAAGGCCAGACACCTCTCGGATCTGTCTGACAGCGTTGCCGTCCTCGCCCTGGCGGAAGCCCTCGCCTCCCTTGTCCACAGTGAAGGCGAATGACGAGCCGCGAACGTCACGCCGGGAGATCAGTTCCATCACGTCGGCACGGCTCACGGGTGGAGTGACCACGTACCGCAGCCCCTTCTCGTCGCTCGACAGTTCCAGCGTCCCGCTCGAGGTGCGGCCTAGCACGATGTTGCTGTCGTGATTAAACAGCGCGACAACGTCCTGCTTGCCCCGCTGGCGGGTGAGGATCCGGTCGAATGCTCCCGGCAGGATCTCCTCGCGGAAGCCGCCGAGGTCGAGACTCAGGCGGTTGTAGACGGCAGCGTATCCGATGATCGCGGCCCGGCCGTCAGCCCGGCTCTCGACGATCAGCTCGTTGTCATCCTCAAAGGCGAAGTCGCGGCGTTCAATTTCCATCGGTAGCGTCCTCCTCGGATTGGTCCTCGGCATCGTCGGCTGGGCTTTCCTCGACCCCGGCCGGTTGCATGGGCTCCGCGGCCTGGTCCTCGCCCACCTTGTCCAGCGTGGTCATGTTTAGCTGCACGAAGTGCTTGTCGCCCTCTGGCCCGATTGGGTTCAGGTTCTCAAGCTCGCGGATCTCGTTCACTGTCATCCAGCCGTTTTGCAGAGCCGACACGTAGTAGGCCGACCGGCTGGCGTGGTCACCACGGAGCAGGCCCGAGACGCTGTGCTCTGCGAAGTAGGTCTCGTCGTCCACGATGAGGTCGCGGCTGATCGCAGCCTCCCACCGCTTGAGATGCGGCAGCAGGCAGTGCTGCACAAACTCTGTGCCCTGCACTTCGATGTTGCTGTACGTGCTACGGGTCAGGTCTTGGATCATGTGCGGCGGCACTCGGAACGCTCGGCAGATCTCAATCACCTGGTACTGCCGAGTCTCAAGGAACTGGGCCGCCTCGTTGCTGCCCGAGAGCTCGTGGGCTTTCACGCCGTTGGGCAGTACAGCCGTACGGAACGCACGGTCAGGCCCCCGGTGCATCCGCTCCCACTGCTCGCGGAGTCGCTCGGACGCCTCGGGCGGGATCGGGTTGTCGGATTCCAGCACGATGCCGGGCCTGGCACCGTTGCCGAAGTAGGTGCTGCCGTGGGCCTCAAGGGCTTGAGCCAGGCCGATAGCGTTCTGGAAAATCTTGTAGGTGGGGATCGCCCGGATGCCGTCCTCGGTGGTGAACCGCAGGGCAAAGATCTGGTCCTGCGAGTAGATCGTGATCTTCCCGCTGGGCTCCTTGTACCTGTACCGCAGCCGGCCATCCTCAAGCCGCTCGGCCTCCATGCGAGACGAGTGCAGCGGCCACAGCTCGGAGATCGCACCTCGAGCACCTGGGCGGATCTCGGCGTAGCTGGCCCCGTAATGCAGGTACATCCCGGTCATCCAATCGCGGAACTCCTGCGCCGTCTGCCACGGGTTGGGCTGCATGTGCAGCAGACGATAGACCGGATTGGACGGGGCCTTGGCCTTGCCGCCATTAGGCAGTCGCTCGTAGACGTGCAGCGGCAGCGAGCTGACGGCGTCCGAGATGACCCGTATGCACGCCGTGTAGGCCGAGCAGGCCATAGAGTTGTCGGCCGTGACGCGGATGCCAGACGGCGTGCGGCTGCCGCCATCCCCGTGCCACTCAATGCCACGCAGGTCGATCATCTTCCAATCGGCGGCAGCGTTCTCGCTCATAGCGTGATAATGTCCCAAGATTGTGCGGGTGCTGGTGCGGTCGATGTCGCGTGGATGCCAAGGGCCATGATCAGGGCGACGATGCCGTCGATCCGCTCCGTGCTCTTGGCCTTCGACGGTTTCTTGTTTCCTTGGTGATCGCTCTGCACCGCCACGTTGGAAGCCTGCCACGCCAGCACCGGGTGCCCGCCGTGCAGCAATTTGCCGCCGACCACGGCAGCCTCCAGCGCAGCCGTAGGGCTCGACATTGAGCCGTATCCCTGCCCAAAGCCTAAGACGTTTATCCCGTCGCCTTGCAGTTGTCCCGTGATCTGGTGGGCGTTCCAGCGGTCAATCGCAACTTGCCGGATGTTGTATTTCTTGGACAGTGCGACGATGTCGGCTCGCACCTGGTCGAAGTCGGTGACGTTGCCGGGAGTCAGGTGCAGTTTGCCTGCCTTTGCCCACACGTCGTACGGGACACGGTCACGCTTCACCCGGTCGCGCATGTTCTCCTCTGGAATCCAGAAGTGAGGCTCGGCCCAGAAGGTGCCGTCGTCTAGCGGGAACAGCAGGCAGAAGCAGGTCGTGTCGTACGTGGTTGCAAGGTCGAGCCCGCCGAAGCACTCGCGGCCGTCGAGCATTACCGGGCATGGCTTGTCGCCCTGTGCCCAGTGGGACATCTGCAAGAAGCGAGTGTCTTGCTCGGTCCACATGTTCAGGTGGAGCCGCTTGAACGTGTTCTCTTCGGTCGGCATATCCTGTGCCCGCTTGCACCGCACCCGCAGGTCGTCGAGCTTCACCGATACGCCGAGGTTTGGGTTTGCTTTGCGCCACGTAGCCTCGGCCGTCCAGTCATCAGCCCCGTCGGCCGCGTAGATCGCAGGCAGGAAGGTCGGGTCTTTGACCCCACCGTCCCGCACGGCGATGGCATAACGCCAAAGCTCCCAGCAGATGCTCTTCCTGTCGAAGCCTGCCGTCGTGATCGCCACGCACAGCGGCTGCCGCCGGGCTCCGGTCGAGGTGGTCATCACGTCCCAGAGCTCGCGGTCGGGCTGGGCGTGGAGCTCGTCGAATATAATTCCATGCGCGTTCAGCCCGTGCTTGGTGAATGCCTCGGCGGACAGGGCCTTGTACGTCGTGTGCGTGTCCTCTCGCACGATGGAGTTGCGAAACACTCGCAGCCGGCTCCGCAGCTTGGGCGAGTTCTCGACACAGACCTTGGCCATCTCAAAGACCAAACGGGCCTGGTCCCTGTCGGCTGCACACGAGTAGATCTCGGCCCCCGGCTCGCCGTCGAACATCAGCTTGAGCGCAATACCAGCACAAAGCGTGCTCTTCCCGTTCTTGCGCGGGATCGCCAGCAGGCTCGTACGGTACTGCCGTACGTCGCCGTTCATCGTGCCGAACAGTTTGCCGACGTAGTCCTTCTGCCACTGCTCGAGCACGAACGCCTTGCCGCCGAGCTCGCCTTTGCTGTGGGTCAGGTTCTCCTCAAAGAACCGGACGGCGATGTCGGCAGCCTTGGCATCAAGCGAACATGCGGGCGTCGTCGTCGTCTTCTTGCGGGCCTTGGTCAACAGATGAGACCCTCGCCAGTGCAGATGCCGTCAGGCCGAACTCGGCCGCGAATTTCAGCATCTGATTCCGTGCGTCACGCTTCCTGTTCCACGCCGGGTGATTGCTCACCCTACCCTTCTCGTCAACGAGAGTTGTGCCGTTGGCCTTGAGCTCTTGGTCGGCCTGGACCATGTCCGCGAACGAGTCGCAGTAGGCCGCGAGCGTCTGCTGGTGACGCGGGCTCATGACCTTGGACGCCTCGAGCATCGGCACGATCCGGTGCCACTCAGCTGATGCGACTTCCGACAGCCAGGCGGGTGCCGGTGGCACGCCGGGTGGCGCGTCGATCCCGGCCTTGTGCGGCCCCCTAACGCGAGAGCCGCGCAGGCTAAGAATCGCTTTAGGCGTCGGCTTCCTGCCTTTTCCCACGGTAAAACCTCAACTTCCAATTTCGGCCACGCCTACGCAGCGGTTACAACCGTGGTTCGCAGCATGCCAAGTTGGCATGATCCGAGGGGCGTGGCCTAGGCGGCTGCTCAGGCAAACTGCATCCGCAGTTGTCCGACAGACCGGGCGCCTTTCCTGCTGTTGCACTCAAAGCAAGCAGTCTGCAGGTTGCTTGGTTCATGATTGCCTCCGCAAGCCATTGCGACGATATGGTCAATCGTGGGCGATAGCGGGTGTATCCTTCCATCCGCCTTGCTGTACTTAGCCACCTTGAAACACCTTTTGCCGCACAGTTGGCATCGGTAGCCATCTCGCTCGTATATCGCCGCCACCGGGACCGGCACATAACGCACGCCGTGGTGTCGTGCTCGCTGTCTGTGGTTGCGACCATACTTCTTTCTTGCCCTTCTCTTTGCCTGCTTTTTTGATT